GCCGAATACTTCTGTAAGGTCAATATACCCGTCAGCTCCTTTTAACTCGATTTGCTTCTTTTTTAATTCCGGAAGCTCGATTTGAAGGGAGGTGCAGATTAGTCCAAAGTCTCTGTATGTATGCTTCTCATCATCGAACAAAATTCCGTAAGTCTGACCATAATCTGTCATACTACACCTCTCCTTTCTAGTTCTTCCTGACTTAACATGTTCCGGTTTACTGTGGGTGTGGTAATCCGACCAACGACTTTTCCGTCCATTTGAACGGTGGTTCCATTAAGCGCCTGACGCATCTGGTCGCCCATCCTGGCATAATCAAAATATGTTCCTCCTGAAGCATAGGCCAACGGAACTGTTTCGGCTCCAATTGTGCTTTTAGCACTGGATACGATATGATTTGCAACTGCGTCAAAACTAATTACTTTTGCGTTCCGGTTAATACCTTCTGCGATACCGGCAGGGATAAACTTTCCGACTTCATCTCGCATTAATTTTGACGGTGAATTGATACCTAAAAACTCTTTTGCTGCCTCATAAGCCCTTTTAGCTGCGTTTTTTGCCGCCTCCGCAATTCTACCCGCTGCCCCAGTTATGCCGCTTGCAATTCCTTCAATCAGATTTTTTCCAATGCTCCCCCAATCGTGGGAGGTAAAGCCTTTTACAATTCCGGAAATAACTTTCGGTATGGCCGCCACCACATCGGGTATGGCCTGAATAATCCCTGCTGCTAGTTTCCCAATAATCTCGATACCTTTTGCAAGTATCTCCGGCAGATGCGACACAATAGTGGATAATAGCTGTGCGATCACGCTTCCAATGGCGGCTAATACTTTCGGCCCATTTTGCAATAGTCCGGTTCCGATGTTCCCGACCAGCTTAACGCCTGCATCAAGCATGCCTGGCAATCCGGCCAGAAATGCATTCAGAAGCTGCCCTAAAATATTCCCTGCTGCGGAAATTAATGACGGAAGATTCTGCAAGATTCCATTTGCCACATTCGTGATAACTTCCACACCTTTTTGCAGGATAGAAGGAAGCCCGGTGGAAATGGCCGTCATAACTCCGTCAGGAATCTGTGTACTGATACCGCTTATGGCCGGCAAGGCTTGCGAAAAGCCGTCTATTAATCCCTGAACAAGCTGCTGCGCCCCGGATATTACAATCGGGATTAGCTGCGGAATCAATGCAACTAAGAGCGTTGGAACCGATGTGATAATGTTTGTAATTACCGGTATGATATTCTGTGCCACGGCCGCAATAGAATCTCCCAGTCCCTGCATGGAAGCGCTTAAATCATTTCCCAGGGCCAGATCTGCAAGAACATTTTGAAAAGAAGACTTCATTGAGTCCATGGAGCCAGAAATTGTTGTCGAAGCTTCTTTTGCTGTAGTTCCGGTAATGTCAAGTTCTCCCTGAATAACATGGATAGCGTTGTATACATCGCTTAAATTGTCAATGTCATATTTAACACCGGAGAACTTCTCGGCGTCCTTTAGGAGCCGTTCCATTTCTGACTTCGTTCCACCGTATCCCAGCTTCAGGTTGTCCAGCATCGTATAATTTTGCTTTGCAAAGCCCTGATAAGCGTTTTGTATCGACCCCATGTCGCTACCCATTTTATTCGCATTATCGGACATGTCCACCAGGGCCATGTTGGCAACTTCAGCGGCTTTCGCCGTGTCTCCACCAAGCCCTTGTAACAAGCTTGCGGAAAACCCGGTTACGCTCTGCATATAATCATTTGCCGACAGCCCAGCGGTTTTATATGCGTCTGCTGCATATTGCTTTACAGTGTCCGCGTTATCCTTAAACAGTGTCTCAATGCCACCGATGCTCTGCTGTAATTCCGCACCGGCTTCAATAGACTCCTTGATTGCAGCACCAATTCCGGCTACAACCAACGCTTTTTTTAATGTGCCTATCAGGTTGCTTCCCACAGAGGCCCCCGCGGATTTTCCGGCTGATTCCGCCTCTCCGCCAAGTGCCTCCTGGATCTTCCCTTTTACGCCATCAGCGGAGGGTATAATCTGTACATATGCTTTTGCTAATTCCGTTCCTGCTGCCATTTATCATACCCCCTCTATTATTTTTCTTCGTCTCGCTTCAAAATCCTCGCCGGATTCGAATACCTCAAATTCTCTATTCTGGTTTGGAGTTTCAATCAATTCCTCGACCAACGACTTAGGCCGATTGATGTTCTTAGCCCCATCGGCTGTATTCATCCATACAAGCATTCTCAGACAGTCCACGGCCAACATCAGGAGCATGGTACTATTTGATGTTTTCATTCCATTCATCTTCTGCTTAATCCTGGAATCTTCCCTTAAACCGAAAGAGAGCGTCGCCAGTAATCCAACTGGTAACGCCCTGTAATCAAATATTCTATATGTTTCTGCAAGGTCACATATCCATGCATCGCGGTCCACTGCCATCATTCCGGCGAGGGATATTATTTTTTTCCCTTATCTCCCATAGCCTGCATAATTTCCATAATTTCATCGACCGCATTCTTAATGGGGACGCGTCCATCCGCTGCGCGGACATGATCGTAGAGCTTTTTCCTCATGTCCTTTCCAAGCAACATTTTACAAACGTTGGAAATAGCAAGCATATCATCGCCTGCCGCCTCCGCCAGTGCGTCAATCAGCTCCATATTATCCGCCGCGCTTTCATCGACCTCGTATTTAAATCCCGATTTTGTTGTACCCTTAATCATGCTTTTGCGGCCTCCTTTGTGATGTATTCGTAGTGCGTATTACTTGCGGAATCTGGCGCCGCCGTGATAGTTGTCTGATAGCCAATTGCGGCCGTATCAGAGTATGTAATGTCGCCTACAGCCGTCACCTTTCCTTTAGGGATAACAACGCGTTTCAGGGAATTGTTCTTCAGAATCATATCAACAACATATACACATTCTTGCTGCTCCCTGCTGTTCGCTTTTACTGTAATGCCCGCTGCCAGCGTACCGGCAACGTTGTCATCACCGTATACCATTTTCAACACTTCTTCATTTAACGCTTCAATAAGCGTAAACTGAAAGGTGTCCGGTTTTTCGGTCTGGTAAGATAAAACCTGATCGCCTCCCCAGGCTTTTACATTTTCCGTCGTTGGCGAGTTACTGTTGACCATTCCCGCATCACTGATATATCCCAGTCCTTTAAATGCCGCATCAAGAGCCGCTTTCGCATCTGTTGGAAGCGTGCTTCCAATCGGCGCACGGTATACAGCACCTTCTATTTTCGGTTTCCCAACCGATACATTTGCAGTGTCAGACATTCCTTTTCCTCCTTTTTTTAATAATGGATTACATCAAATACGGCCTGATAACGATATTCTTTGCTTGCCGTATCCGTGTAGTTATAGTCGCTGTTCAGGTCAGCACGGCAGATTTCATCTTGTTCCATGATGGTATTCATTGCCGCTTTAACCTTTTCGTTTAACTGTGCGGCGTGCAGCAGGGAGTCCGAAATTGACTGTATTGCAAAAGCAGCGGAACAGATATGGTTCTCTGCTCCGCTTCCCGTTTTTTCAATCACAACGTATTCCTTCTCTGGTTTTTCCGGGACCTCCATGTATGCCGGCACGTCCAACTTTCTATTCAGATAGTCAAGTACAGTCTTTTCTATCATCACTTCACCGCCTTTAACAGTTTGTTGCTTCCACCCCTGTTTTCTGCCTCCGCAGCACCGGAGGCCGTTCTTACCGAAACATTGACTCGGTTTGGTCCTGTATGCTTGCTTATATCATATCCGTTCCCAGCCCTGCCCTGGATTCCCTGCGCAAGCTCCGTGCAGTAATCCATCATTTCCTTTGACCGGAGCAGGGAGCGTACCCCCTCGCTATTCAATACTACTTTCATGTTAGCCATATCGCTCCACTCTCACTTTCTTATTCCAGTCAAGCGGGATAAGTCCCTCAATTCCTTCCAGCGGTTCTCCTACTGTACGCCATACTTTTCCAAAAAACTCGACCTTAGTATCCGTCCAATTGTTTGTATCCCCTTTTGGAATAGCCAGAACATAGACTTCCTTCTTTCCGGATAAATTTAGCTGACTCAATATTTCTGGATTTGATTCCGGGGCGACAAGTACATTTTCAACCAGTATC